AAGCGCCTAGAGGCATTAGAGAAAATGATTAATCTAGGTTTAATTGATGTTGAAGAAGCAAAAGAAATGGAACAAATGACACCTAACGGAAGAGAAACAGAAGATGAAACTTACATTCAGTAGCCACATAGAAGCTGCCGATGCAGAGCGCAGAGTTATTGCTGGCAAAATTGTGCCATTTGAAGAAGTAGGCAATACTTCCGTTGGTAAGGTCGTATTTGCCAAAGACTCAATTGAAATTGGCGATCCTGGCAAAGTTAAGATGCTAATGCAACACAAAGCAGATAAGCCAATAGGTCGTATGCAGAAGTTTAACAAAGCAGAAGATGGAATATACGCATCATTCAAAATTAGCGCATCTATGCAAGGTCAAGATGCTTTAATCCTTGCTGGCGAGCAATTAATCGATGGCCTATCTGTAGGCGTAGACGTAAACAAGTCTGTACAGAAAAAAGATTATTTATATGTAACCAGTGCAACACTAAGAGAAGTTAGCCTGGTAGAAACACCAGCGTTTAGCGCTGCGCAAGTATCTAAAGTTGCTGCTAGTGAAAACGAAGCAGAGGACACAAACCAAACAACAGAAAGCGAGGCTCCTGTGGAAGATTTAGCAACAGCGCCACAAGAAGCAAAGGCAGAGGCTGCTACTCCTACAGTAGAAGCTGCTCGCCCAACAATTACAGCACCACTAATTCAAACAACTATACGTACGCCAATTACTTCTATGGCTGCATATACAGAGCACAAGATTAAGGCTGCTCTAGGCAATGATGATTCAAAACTATACGTAGCCGCAGCCGATGATTCATTTGCAACTAACCCTGCATTTAATCCAACACAATACCTAAGTGAGTTTGTAACAAACACACGTTTTGGTACACCTGCTATTGATGCATGTTCACAAGGCACACTACCAACTTCAGGTATGACAATTTCAGTGCCATCTTTGGTTACATCCGTTGGTGGCGGAAATGGTGTAGCACCAGAAGTAACTGTAGAAGCAGAGGCTGGAGCAGTACAGAACACAGGTATGGAAACCCAATACCTAACAGCTAACGTATCTAAGTACTCAGGTATGAACACACTTTCAGTTGAATTGTTAGAGCGTTCAGATCCAAACTTCTATGCAGAACTTACAAAGCAACTTGAGTATGCATATTTGAAGCGCCTAGATCAGACTGTATTAGCAGCTTTGATTCAAGCATCTGCAAACGCAACAAACACAACTGCTGACCTAGATGGTATTATCGATTTCGCATCAGAATCAGCCGAAAACATTTACAAGAACACTGGCTATTTTGCACAGAATTACATTGCTAACCCAGCACAATGGGGTGCATTAATTTCTGCTCAAGACACCACTAAGCGCCCAGTGTTTACTGCTTTGCAGCCAATGAACGCAGCTGGACAGGTATCAACAGGATCTATTCGTGGAAATGTATTAGGACTTGATCTATACGTAGACAAGAACTTTACTGCATCAACATTTGACGATGATTCAGCGATTATCCTTGCACCAGAAGCATTCACTGTATATCGCTCAGCACAAAACTTCATGTCTGTAAACGTAGTATCAAACCTACAAGTACAGGTAGCAATTTACGGCTACATGGCAACATTAGCCAAAATGCCTAACGGAATCTACAAGTTTAAAAAGACCTGATAAACCCGTTTAACAATTAATAATCCCCTGGGGTTTAGTAGCCCTAGCCCTGGGGGAGCTTTTTTAGAGAAGGAGTAGAGATGCCAGCAGTTTATGTGACCCAGCAAGAGTTACGCACAAATTTGGGTATTGGCACTTTATATTCTGATTCAACAGTTGAAGAAGTTTGTCAAACAGCCGAAGATTTAATTAATCAATATTTATGGTTTAACACAGCACCAGTAGTGGGAACTGCTCGTAGCAATAATGTTAATACACTTATGCTCGCTAATCCCAATGCCTTTGTAGCAGGTCAAACAATTACAGTAAGTGGATGTGGTTCCTCGTTTAATGGCACAGTTACAATTACTGGCACAATACCACCTAGCACTGGTTCAACTAATTTAATCCCAGTATTTATGTATCAATACGGACAAACTAATTACCCTAACGGATATTCATTTGTTCAATATACTAAAACTGGCGCAGATCAAAACTTTCATAAAGTATTACCTTATGGAGTGGCCACAGGCCCAGACCACAAAACCCAGTCTTATGCGACCACCCCAGCAATAAGAGAAGCAGCGATGATCCTGGCCACGCAGATCTGGCAGGCTAGACAAACGCAGCAGACTGGGAGCGTAGGCATGGATGGGATAAGTGCTAGCCCTTATAAAATGGGTTACCAGCTGATAAATCTTGTCAGAGGTCTCATCCAGCCTTACGCTGCACCTGCATCTTTGGTGGGATAATGCCAGCCGCAATAACGACATTACGTAGCACATTAGCGACAACACTTGCCAATGCTGGCGTGTGGTCAGTATTTAGTTTTCCTCCAAGTACTCTGCTCGCCAACGCAGTAGTAATTACGCCAGGTGATCCTTACATAACACCATCTAATAATGATGAAATTAGCGTAAACCCTTTAGCAACTTTTAGAATACTTATTACAAAGCCAGCATTAGACAATCAAGGTAATTTGGCTGGTATGGAAGATTACATTTTGGCAGTAGTAACCAAGTTGGCTGCCGCAACTTATCAAATGAACATATCTAGCGTTTCTGCACCAGCAATAGTTAACGCAGCTAGTGGCGACTTGCTAGTATCAGAAATTACTGTATCAATCCTAACGAGTTGGAGTTAAAATGGCATACCAAGGATTAACAGAAGAAGAAAAGAACTTTCTGGCCAAGACAGGTCAGATTACACACACACCAGTAGCGGTTAAAAAACCTGCTTACAAAAAAGAAGAGGAGCAAGACTAATGGCCGTATTTTTATCCAATGGTGCGGTAGTTACTCTTAACAGTGTTGACATTTCAGCATATGTAACAGGGGTTACTATTAACCGCAGTTTTGATGAATTAGAAATTACAGCAATGGGCGACACAGCTCACAAGTTTGTTAAAGGACTAGAGGCATCAACAATTACCCTAGACCTGCTTAACAATGATGCAGCAAGCGGCACAGGTGCAGTTACTGCAACCTTAGCGGCAGCCTGGGGTACTACAGTACCGCTAGTAATTAAGCGTTCTAACGCAGTAATTAGCACTACAAACCCAGAGTATCAAACTACAGTTTTGGTAAACAATACCCAAGACCTAAATGGTGCTGTTGGCGACATCTCAACACAGAGCATTACATTTACATGTAACTCAGTTATAGTAGTTGACGTAACACCTTAATTAAGGAGAAATAATGGCAAAGCTAAAGATTACAAGGGCTAATGGCGAAGTTTCAGAGCACAAAATAACGCCAGGAGTTGAATATTGCTTTGAATTGAAGTATGGCTCTGGTATTAGTAAAGTCCTACGTGAGCATGAACGTCAGACCGAGATTTATTGGTTAGCGCATGAGTGTTTACGTAGGGCTAACGTAACTGTACCTGTATTTGGTATCGAGTTTATAGACAGCTTAGATACTGTAGAGGTATTAGACGAAGAAAAAAAATAGCGCAGCGGGATTCAACACTTTATACGATAGCCAGCCTATCTGTTGAACTAGGGATTCCGCCTAGCGAGTTTATCAATATGGATGCTGAAATGCTTAGGGCAATAATCCAGGTGCTTTCAGATAGAGCTAAGGAGATCAAAAATGCCAGTAAAAATCGTCGGCGTTAAAGATGTCATTAATGGCTTAACCTTTATTGATGAAGATATGTATAGACGTGTCAAAGCAGCCGTAGAACCCGTTATGAAGGGTGTAGAAGCTAAGGCCAAAGGATTTGTAGTGGGCAATAATGAGGTGCTATCAGGCTGGTCTAAACCAATATCATCTACTGTCGATTATCGCCCATTCCCTAAATATGATGCAGCTACTGTCCGTGGTGGTATTGGATTCAAAGAAGGTCAAAATCGCAGGTTTAGTAATGGTTATACAGTTGAAAGTTATGTTTACAATATAAGCGCTGCAGGTCGTATCTATGAAACCGCAGGTAGATTAAACCCACAAGGCAGAGCGCCATTTACTTCTGTTGCAGAAGGTGGCGGCACAATGGCATTTAAGCAATCAGGTAGCAGAAAAAGTAGAAGCCGATCTACAGCTGCATATAATTCTAACAACCCGTTTGCTGGGTATCAGTTTGTCACCGATCTACCAACACTTACATCTCAGCCTAAAGTTAAAGGCGCTAGAGGTGGTGGTCGTAAGACTAAAGGCCGTTTAATTTACAAAGCATGGGCGCAAGATAGTGGTGATATTTATGGCGTAATTGTAAAGGCTATCAATGCCACAGCTACCCATTTTAATAAGACCACTGAGAAGAAGGTTGCATAATGGCCAATATAGTCGTATCGGCACTCAGCACCTTTAATAACAAAGGCCTTAAAAAAGGTAAGAAAGAAATCAGTGCGTTTGAAAAACAAGTTAAAACCTTTGGCCGCACCTTTGCCGCAGCATTTTCAGTAACAGCATTAACTAGATTTAGTAGAGAAGCAGTAAAGGCTTTCGCAGCTGACGAGAAGGCCGCTAAAGCATTAGAAATCCAGTTAAGAAATACAGGTTATCAATTTAGCGCACCTGGCGTTGAACTATACATAAACAATTTACAGAGAGCCACTGGCGTATTAGATGATGAATTACGCCCAGCATTCCAGCAATTACTAACAGTAACTGGATCAATTACTAAGAGCCAAGATGCCCTAAATACCGCTATGGATGTATCGGCTGCTACTGGTCGATCATTAACACAAGTTACTACAGCCTTATCACGTGCTTACGCTGGCAATACTACAGGGTTAAGTAGATTAGGTGCTGGCTTAGATAAGAACTTATTAAAGGCTGGCAATATGGATGACATCATGGCCGAACTTAATAACAAGTTTTCAGGCCAAGCCGCAGCTAGATTAGATACCTATGCTGGAAAGTTAAGTTTAATATCTGTTGCCGCAGCCAACTCACGTGAAATTATTGGTAAAGGTTTATTAGATGCATTAAGCGCTTTAGGTAAAGATAATAGCATTGCAAGTGTAACTAACAGCATGGAAGATTTTGCTACTGCCACTAGCGAGGTATTAGTCGGGTTAGGTAAGGTAGTAGGTAAATTAAAAGAGATTACAAATATACCAGGCATAGATGGATCATTTTTAAGAAATGTACCTGGCATTGGCGCAGTGCTAAGAGCTACAGAAGCATTAAGGGGCGCAGGTCGCCAGCAAACAGATAGAGGTGGTTTAGAAAGAACCGCAGGTAGAGTTAATGCTCAACAAAGAAAACAAGAAGAACGAGCAATTAAAAACTCTATTGCATTACGCAAAACTGAAAACGATCTATTAAAGAAAAAGACAGCCGTAGATCAGTTAAAAGATAAGTTTGACCTAGAGCGCATAGGCCTAAATGTAGCTCTAAATGAAGCTGTGGATTCAGAAACTAAATTACGCATTAGAGCGCAGTTGGCAATATTAGATAACAATGAAGCATTGGCTAAAAAGATATTAGCAGAAATGGAAGCGGCTAAAGCTGCACAAGAATTAACTGAGGCATTTAGAAAAGCCATTAGAGATTTATTAGATAATGTCAAGCCTAGTGTAGATAAATTAAAAGAATTAAGCATGGGTGCATTACGCACAGAAACTAGAACTATACTAAACTATGCCGCACCAGCCGTAAGTGGATTACAACAATTAATAGCACCTACTCAGCCAGGCACTTTTGAAGATTTAAGAGGTAGCATATCTGGATTACTAGAACAATCTAGACCTAGCGTTACAGGACTTCAAGAATTGTTAGCAGGAATACAGCGAACCTCATCACCTACAATAAATCTAACAGTAGATGCTAGTGGTGATAAATTGAGCCAAGCTATTGCAGAAAGCATCCAATTAGCTGGACGTAATGGTTATAGCACAGTACCAGCTGGATTTATAGTATGACAGTACCAGTAATCAATGCAGTAATTAACTTTAGCACTGGCCCTAGTTTTGCTCAGGCTATTATTTTTGATTCAGGTATCTTTGGCACAAACGTTTTTGCAGATTCAGCGGCTGTAATCGTAGATGTATCTAGCCAGGTAAACAGAATAGAAACTAATAGAGGCCGTACTGCACTTAGTGATGAGTTTCAAACAGGCTCGCTTACTTTACGCATAACAGATCAAAATGGTGATTTTAACCCACAAAATCCAGCTAGCCCATATTACAATCTATTAACACCCATGAAAAAAGTACAGATCACTGCTACTTATGGTTCTGTTACTTATCCTATATTCGCAGGGTTTATTACAAGTTATGTTACTACGTATCCAGATGATGGAGAAGGCGTAGCAATTACTACTATACAAGCTGTAGATGCTTTTAGATTAGCGCAGTTAGCACAGATAAGCACAGTGGCTGGTGCTAGCGCTGGTGAGTTATCGGGCGCACGTGTTAACGATATATTAGATCAAATCTCATGGCCAACATCTCAGCGTGATATTGATGCAGGTTTAACTACATTACAGGCAGATCCAGGCACTAACCGCACAGCACTACAAGCTCTATTTACAGTAGCCAATTCTGAGTATGGCGCTATCTATGTCAGTGCTGATAATAACTTCGTATTCCAAGATAGAGGTGTAACGGCTGGATCTATTGGCGGCACACCCACAGTGTTTGCAGATGATGGATCTGGCATAACATATTTTGATGCTACCTGGATATTAAATGACGTACTGGTATTTAATAAAGCCACTATAACTAGAGCTGGTGGTAGCCCACAGGTAGCCCTAAATCAAGCCAGCATAGATAAATACTTTCTTCACAGCTACTTTTTAGATAATTTATTAATGGAAACAGATGCCGTAGCCCTAGATTATGCCCAGGCTTATGTGGCTTCTAGGCAAGAAACTACCATACGGGTAGATGCCATAATCTTAGACCTATACACGCCTAGCTACAATTCAGGCATAGTAGCCGCCTTAGGCCTAGATTTCTTTGATCCAATCACAGTTAAGACCACCCAGCCAGGCGGATCAACCTTAGAAAAAACTTTACAGATTTTTGGGGTAAGAATGAATATAACCCCGAATAGTTGGAAAACCACCTTCACAACGCTAGAACCAGTGATAGATGGGTTTATAATAGGCAACGTAGATTACGGGGTCTTAGGACAAAACGTTTTATCTTATTAAGGAGTAGAAATGCCAACAGGTTTACCAGCCGCAACAGGTGATGTATTAACAGCTGCTAGTTACAATTCATTAGTTGCCTTTACAGTAGGTACTGCCAACACGGGAGATTACACAGCTGTATTAGCAGATCAGTACCAAGTGTTAGAAGTTATGAATAAGGCAACTGCTATAGCCTTTAAGATTCCAACAGATGCATCCGTAGCATTTCCAGTAGGTACAGCGATTACAGTATTAAATATTGGTGCAGGTCTTTGTACAATTAGCGCAGTAACACCAGGTACTACTACAGTGTTAAGTGCTGGCGCAGTTGCAGCATCTCCAACCCTTGCACAATACAAAACAGCAGTTTGTATCAAAACAGCTGCTAATACATGGTATGTGGTAGGCGGAATTGCTTAATACAATCCTCGGTAGTTTGTCTAGCGGTGTGGCGGCTTCCACAAACAGTTATGAGTCTATTGCTACTGTAACTGTTGGCTCAGGTGGAAGTTCAAGTATTTCATTTACTTCAATACCTAGCACTTACACACATTTACAAATAAGAGCAAGTATGACTACTGCAACTGCAGGCTATGGAATGTTAGTGCGCTTTAATAGTGATAGCGGCAATAATTATGCACAGCATTATCTGTATGGAACAGGCACAGCCGCTGCTGCACTTGCTTACACAACTCAACCAGAGGCTATTCTCTTTGGTACATCAACTGGAAGTTCTACTACTCAACCATCTGTAGCAGTAGGCGATATTCTTGACTACGCAAACACAAATAAATACAAAACAGTACGCTCACTTTCAGGAGTAGATAAAAACGGCTCAGGTGAAATCAGTTTAATTTCAAGTTTATGGCTTAATACTGCGGCTATTACAAGTATCACTATTGAACCTAGAGGCGTTAATTATTCACAATACTCACACTTTGCCCTATACGGAATTAAAGGTGCTTAAATGACATCAACTTATGAAATGATAGCGACAACTACTTTAGGTAGTGCGGCGGCTTCTTATACTTTTTCTACTATTCCAGGCACTTATACAGATTTAGTTATGATTGCTTCACTTACAAGCGCTAATGATGGTACAGCCTTGCAATTTAGATTTAACAGTGATTCAGGTTCAAATTACTCAAATACTTTTTTAGAAGGTTCAGGATCTAGCGCTACAAGTAGCCGTGAATCTAATCAAACTGCTGTACAGATTTCTTTTAATGTTGGAAATAACAGTACAAACCCAAGTGCTTCTATTGTTTCATTTAACAACTATTCAAACTCAACTACTAATAAAACTTTATTAGCAAGGTGGAATAGTGCAAGCGGTGGCACATACCCAGGCGTAGCAGCAACAGTGGGATTATGGCGCAATACCTCAGCCATAACTTCAATAGAAGTTTTTATGGGTTCTGGCAATATTAACTCTGGCTCAACTTTCACCCTATACGGAATTAAGGCGGAATAATGGCAACTACATATACTTTAATTTCATCCGTAACAGTGGGGTCTGGTGGTGCGGCTAATATAGAGTTTACTTCTATACCTGCTACATATACTGATTTAGTGCTTAAAGTAAGTGCTAGAGCCGCTAGCGGTGGTGCAGTAAATAACAATATACAACTAGAATTTAATGGAAGTAGCACATCTAAGTCATTAATAGAACTTTACGGAAATGGTTCAAGTGCCGCAAGTGCTAGTTTATCAGAAATGAGAGTAGGCTATATAAGCGGTTCAACTGCTACTGCTAGTACTTTTGGTAATAGCGAGTTATATATTCCAAATTACGCAGGGGCTAATAATAAATCTTCTAGCTCGGATAGCGTTTCTGAGAGCAATACAACTGCCGTGCTTAGTGGATTAGAAGCAAACTTGTGGAGTAATACAGCCGCAATTACAAGCATTAAAATCTTTATAGACACCATTAACTTCGCTCAATACTCAACCGCTTACCTATATGGAATATCTAACGCATAAGGAGAAATAAAATGACTAACAAAATCGTAGTAGATTGCTCAACTGGTGAGGTGCAAGAGATTGCATTAACAGCCGAAGAAATTGCAGAGCGTGACTCTATGGCTGCCGAATATGCAGCACAGAAGGCACAAGAAGAAGCTGATAAAGCTGCTAAGGCAGAAGCTAAGGCTGAGCTATTAGAGAAGCTAGGCATCACAGCCGAAGAAGCACAATTACTTCTAAGTTAATGAAACCAAGATTATGCGCAGCTGGGGTGCAGTTAAGAGATCAGGTTGATACCTGGTTTCCAGATCGCAGCACTGCAAGTCCAGAAGGGTGGCTGGGCGATAGTCGTCATTCCTCCAGAAAATCGGATCATAATCCAGACAAATCTGGGGTCGTCAGAGCAATTGATATTAATGCTAGGTTACAGTCATCCGACAGCCTCGCACCTTATCTGGCTGACCAGATCAGAATCGCAGCCAAATCGGATCCACGCATATCATACGTCATCTATAACGGGCGGATATGCTCGAAAATATTAAATTGGAAATGGCGTAAGTACAAAGGCATAAATCCGCATAGGTCACACATACATTGTTCATTTACTAAAGAAGGCGATAAAGATTCTAAGCCGTTCGATATACCACTACTAGGGGGCAAAATATGAAGATAACCAAGAAGCAAAAAGCAATACTAAAATCCTACGCACGTGGGGTATTAGTATCTTTCTTAACATTTTTAGCAAGCAATGAATTAGGTTTAGATCCAGCACTGTCTGTAGTAGTTGCAGCACTAGCTGGTCCAGCAGCTAGGGCTTTAGACAAATCCGATACAGCTTATGGCATCGGTGCAGATGCGAAATGAGTCCAACAGAATGGGCTGGCTTTGGCGCTGGCGTTATGGCCGTGCTATCAGGCGTGCTAATAGGATTACGTTTTTTAGTTAAAGGTTGGCTAAATGAGTTACGACCTAATGGTGGCTCTAGCATGAAGGATCAATTAACTAGATTAGAACAGCGTGTCGATGATCTATTCCTTATCATGAATAAGCGACAATAGCAATATGGCAACTAAACGCAAACCAAAAAAGATGGTGCGTAAGCGCAGGACTACTAAAGAGCCTGTCTTAACTAAATTAGATTACTGGGCTATTGCAGCCAATGAGGTATATAAGGCTTGCCGTAAAAATGGTATGGATGAATCTACGGCTTTAGCCTTTGCTATGGATCGTACAAGTTATCCAGATTGGATAGTTGATACTACAGATCCAATAAAAGATCCCCTAGATGATTATGAGGAAGACGATTAAAAAAATTGCGTTCGTTTCAGATCTGCAAGTTCCTTTTTTTAATGAAGCAAGTGTCAAATCAGTAGGCCGCTTCCTGGCTAAATGGAATCCGCATAGGACTATATGCATTGGTGATGAAATTGATCTACCACAGCTAGGTGGTTTTAATGCTGGCACCATTGATGAGATGGTTGGCAACATAAATGACGATAGAAAACAAACACAAGAAGTCCTAACATACTTAGGCGTAACAGATGTATTAGGAAGTAACCATGGAATCAGACTTTATCGATCAATCAAAAAACGACTACCATCATTCCTTAACTTACCCGAAATGCAGTATGAACGTTTTATGGGATATGACAAGCTCGGCATCAAGTTCAGCCCTTTTGGGCTCGATTGGGCGCCAGGCTGGACAGCCGTTCATGGTGACGCTTTCCCTCTTAGCCAAGTGCCTGGACAAACGGCCTTAAACGGGGCTAGAAGGCTAGGTAAGAGCGTGGTCTGTGGTCACACCCATAGACTAGGGGTATCGGCCTTTACAGAGGCTTCTAGAGGCCAATTAGGGCGCACTGTATGGGGTGTTGAGGTTGGCAATTTAGTAGATTTAAGCAGTTCAGGCATGGCGTATACAAGGGGCTATGCTAACTGGCAACAAGGCTTTGCTGTGGCATACGTGCATGAGCGTAAAGTTCAGGTTATAACCATACCTATCAATGCAGATGGCAGCTTCATATTCGAGGGCAAACTTTACAAATAACGTTATAAAATCGTTATCAAAATTAAGCCCTAAATCATCCACAAAGTCATACACAGGTGTCACACTATTGACATGCCACAAAGCGTGTGCATAGAAAGTAGGGCTACAAATGAATAATATATGGCTAGAAGCTAGACAGGATGGTTTGATATTTTTTTGGATTATGCTAGGTCTAGCAGTGTTGGTACTGGCTTATTGGAAGATACAAAGTAGAGCGTTTGAACGTGGCTACTGGGTTGGTAGATCAGCTGGCTGGAAAGCATCTATCGAGCATAATCAGAAGATCGAGAAACTAAGATCTAGGGCAGTATTTGATTATGACAAACACTGAGAAACTGTTTGCAGATGCGGTCACACTCATACACGACAGAGGGATGCATTACGGCCACCCAGCAATCCAGATGGATCGAATTGCCAAGTTATGGTCTGCGTATCTCAATTTCCCGATCACATCAAATCAAGTGGCAGGCTGTATGGCACTGCTCAAAATTAGTCGCAGCGTGGAAAGTCCAGAGCTTGACGATCACTACAAAGACGCACTTGCGTATATTGCCATATCAAAAACCTGTCATGAATACATGCAGGATAAAGACTTTGAATGGGAGCACTAATTATGGCGTTTGATTTAAGCAATTACGAAACAGTAGACGAACGTCTACATAAATGGTGGAAGGATTATCCAGATGGAAGATTGGAAACAGAGCTTATCGAGGCCACAAACACTAGATTCATTGTGGTATGTAAACTCTACAAAACAGAAGCAGATCTCAAAGCGTGTGCTACGGGGCTTGCGTTGGAGAATATTAGTGATAGAGGCGTTAACGCAAATTTCGCTTTACCTAATGCGGAAACAAGTGCGATTGGTAGAGCGCTTGCAAACGCAGGTTTCTCAGCTAAAGGTAAGCGACCAAGCCGAGAAGAAATGGCATCAGTAAACGCTAAATCAGAATCATTTAGTGTTGAAAACAAGCTAGAAGATCCAGTGCAATGGGGCGACAGTGATTGGACTACAGCTGTGCCAGAAGCACCTAATCCACCGCCTGAGTGTGGCTGCGCTAAAGGCATGGCATTAAAGAAGGGTTTAAGCAAGACAACTAAAAAACCTTTCTATGGTTATATCTGTTTAGATAACATTAAGGAACATGCTATCTGGGCTAAACAAACCAGTACCGGGGCTTGGTACTTTCCGAAAGATAAGGAGTAACTATGGGCTACATAGCGTTTATTAATGGTCGTGGTGTCCACGTTGTTATGGATGATAATGGTGTGCATTTAGAGCAATCTGTTATCAAATGTGAAGTCTGTGATGATGATCGAGTATTCAAGGATGGCACATGCTTTAGATGCCATGAGTTAATTAATCGTGACTAATTACACGCAGTTTAAGTGCAATGGATGTAAGCGTAATACTGAGTTCTTATGGCTTGACTCTGAGGATCTGCCAGAAGGTTTCAGATTATACCAATGCACTAGTTGCGGTTGCGTGGGAATCAAGAATATAGTTGAAGCTTTGCATATACCAGACTCGGACATATGCAGATGTGATAAGTGTGGTGGTTGGAAATTCGAATCCGTGGTCTGCCACACTTGCCAGTTGATTGGAGCAAAATAATGCCAACGTATGAGTTCAGCTGTAATGAGTGCGGCACCTTTGGCTCAACCTTTAGGTCATTTACTGAGGATGTGCCTACTATGGATTGTCCTAAATGTCATACATTAATGACCAGGTTGTATTCAGCACCAGGTATCGTGTTAAAGGGTAGAGGCTGGGGTAGCAAGCCATGAACGACATTGGCTACGATCAAACATGGCAAGAAGGTGATGATCTACGTATCGTGACATGCCGTCTGACCTGCGGTTTTGTTCGCTGATTTGACACCATATGATACGCTCTAGATCGCATTCGCCCTCAAGGCGAAAAGGCGAGCCCCGTAGGGGATGGCTCGCAAGGTGCACGCTAGTTGGCACCGCTCTATTTGTAGCACAAATTATTGGCCTTGAAAGAGCTGAATCTCAAGTTGTTAATAAACCTATGCATTACAAACAATATGCATTTATCCAGTTAAATCATTCATTCACAGAGTTTTACTGTTTAGATGAGTTATATCATAAAGAGAGTAGATGGAATCCAAAGGCTAAGAATGGTAGTCATTACGGCATACCACAAGGTAGATCTAAGTACCTTAGTAAAGTAAATGGATATAAGCAGGTAGAGTGGGGTATTAAGTACAATAACAATAGATATGGTTCAATGTGTAAAGCATTAGATCACTTTAAACGTAAGGGATGGCATTGAGCGAACGTGCGTTAGGTAGTGGTAAGTGGAAGAAGCTACGCATTACAGTACTTGATCGTGATGGTTGGATCTGTGCTTTATGTGGTGCAGTAGCAGATACAGTAGATCATATCTATCCACGTATAAAGGGCGGTGACATGTGGGCATTGGATAACTTGCAGTGTCTATGTAAGTCATGTAATAGCCGTAAAGGTGGGCGTTTTTTTAGCCACAAGGCGACCCCCCCTGTCTTTCTGAAACCTTCTCTCCCTGAGACCACCAGCACAGTGCCAGATTCACCTTTTAATAAACCAGATACGCTGGACTTTGATGCAAACTAATACTGAATCAAGCCAGATCAAACGAGGGGTCGGGCTAATTGGCAGCACCGAGCCTAGAATCCACACGCCTTTACTAAAAGTTAAAAGCAAAGCGGACGAGGTAGCCGATCTAGCTGAAAAAATTGGGATGCCGCTTATACCCTGGCAGCGCTGGGTGTTAGATGATCTATTGTCTGTAGATGAAAATGATATGTGGGTTAAGAAAACAGGATTAATTTTAGTTAGCAGGCAATCGGGGAAAACTCACCTAGCACGTATGCTTATATTAAGCCATTTATTCTTATGGGGTTCTAAGAATGTCCTGGGCATGTCATCTAATCGAAATATGGCATTAGATACATTTAGAAACGTTGCATACACAATAGAAGATAATCAATTCTTAAAAGATCAGGTAAGACAGATACGCTTGGCTAATGGTCAAGAATCTATCAGTTTACTTAATGGCGCTAGGTATGAGATAGCCGCAGCTACTAGAGATGCGCCACGTGGTAAGACCGCAGATTTCTTATATTTAGATGAATTACGTGAATGGTCAGAAGAAGCCTTTACAGCTGCATTACCAGTAACACGTGCTAGGCCTAATTCGATGACATTAATGACAAGTAACGCAGGTGATGGATTTAGTACAGTATTAAACGATTTAAGAGAGCGCTCATTATCTTACCCACCAGCGACTTTAGGTTATTATGAATGGTCAGCACCACAGCATTGTAAAATTAATGATCGTAAAGCCTGGGCTATGGCTAATCCAGCATTAGGATATTTAGTAACAGAAGAAACTTTAGAAGAAGCTGTAAATACAAACAGCATAGAAGCTACACGTACTGAGATGTTATGCCAGTGGGTAGATAGCACACAGAGCCCATGGGTATATGGATCTATTGAAGCATGTAGTGATAGCACGTTAGAAATCCCTGTCGGACCTCAGACTATAATGGCCTTTGATATTGCACCTACTAGACGTTCTGGCGCTTTGGTTATGGGTCAGATAAAAGATGGCAAAGTAGCCGTAGGACTTGCACAGCTTTGGCATAGTGATATTGCTATAGATGAAGTTAAGATGGCAAGTGACATAAATGAGTGGGCAAGAAAGTACCACCCACATATAATCTGTTTTGACAAATACGCCACACAAACAATAGCCACAAAATTAGAACAAAG